CTGGGCCACAGGAACCAATGGGCAAACTTCATTGGGACCCCGCTTGGCAGAAACCATCTATACAGGTTTTACAGCCGGGCGGCGGCCTGGGGGCGGGGTGAGAGCGTCGTCATCAAGGACGGCTCGACCACCCGGGAGGTCCGTTCGGATCAGTGGGACGCCATGCTTCTTACGGTGGACGACACCAACATCATTGAAGCGCAGGAGTTGGAGGAGATCAAGGCCACGACCCCGGCGGTGGAGTATGCCCAGGAGTTCATGTGCGACTTTGATGCGGGCGTTGCCGGCGCGATCTTCAAGGAGGAACTGGACGCCATCCGCCAGCGTGGCGGCATCGGCGAATACCAGGTTAATCCATTCGTCCCAGTCCACCTTTCTTTTGACCTAGGAATGAACGACTGGACTGTTTGTTGGTTCTTTCAGCGTGTCGGCCCGTGGGTGGTGTTTCTCGACGTGATGATGTGGACCGGGGCCTCGATCCCGACCATCGCGGCCGACATCCGGGCGAAAGGCTACACACTTGGCACGGCCTACTTTCCGCACGACGCCAAGGTCCGGGATGCCGGCAACGCCAAGACGCGCCTCGCGCAGTTCGCCGAGCACGGCATCCGTGGTGTCGCCGCGCCGAACAAGCTCTCCCTCCAGGAGGGCATTGCGGCGACCAGGCGGCTGCTGCAACGGGCCCTGTTTAATCGGGAGACTTGTGCCTATGGGCTGGACCTGCTGGCTCTCTACCGCCGGGAGAAGGACCCGACGACCGGGCTGCCACGGGCGGAGCCGGTCCACGATGAGGCGAGCCATGTGGCTGACGCGCTGCGGTCTGCGGCCATTTCGATGCCGTCCTGGACAGGCTTTTCGCGGCGTGATAGCGTAGCGGAGATGTAGGAGGGCCGCCCGTGCCAACTGTCCCGCTGTCAACGACCGTTCTGGACACCCGCGCGAACGCGGTGTCCGTTGTGTGGTCTCCGCTGACCCAGGCGGACCCTGACGGAGCGCCATGGGACATGGCTGGCCTTGCGAGGACGATGTTCGTGACGGTCCGGGGCACTTTCGGGGCCGGCGGCACGCTCGTGTTCCAGGGATCGGCGGATGGCGTTCAGTGGGCCACCATGATCCAGGTCAACAACTCCTTGGCTTCGTTCACCGCCGCAGGCGGGACCGGGCTGCGCGGCTGTCCGAGGTTCGTCCGGCCGCTGGTAACGGTTTCTGATGCCTCAACGTCCCTGACCGTCACTCTCTACGCTACGGCGGCGGTTCCCGATGTCTGACAAGAAGCTCGCTGAGTTCACGGTTGGATGCCTCTGTTACCACGTTTGCTACGGCTCTCCTACCGTGCTTGAGGATGTCAACGCGCTGGCGGACCACGAAGCCAGGACCGTGTGGCTGCGCTCGTCCTTGCCGCCGGCACACATGCTGGCCGTCCTGTTGCACGAGATCATTCACGTCGGTATGTTGGCCTATGGGCATAACACGCCTGGGGCAGACGCGCCGACGTTCTGCGAGGAGCGGGCGGCCAATGTCGCCGGGGCCATCGTGGCAGAGGCGCTGACGCGCTCTCCGGCTCTTGTCGATCTGATTGCTATCCTGGCCGCCGGGGACAAGATATGAGCGACTTGACGCTCCGCGAAAGCCTCATCTTCGGGAATGTGCCGCGCTCGCGCCCGGACCCCGAGATTACGGACCCGGAGCACCCGGCTTTCGTCCCGCTTGCCGAGCGCACGCCGCGGCAGCAGGCGAGGTTCCTGGTCATGCTCAAGGCAAACAAGCCCCGCCACCGTGCCGTTTTGACGCGGGCGGAGGAGAGGGCTGCAAGCGGCAATCCCAGGTTTCCGACCAAGATAGTCTGGGCGACGGAGGATTGAACCATGGGCGGTGTTGTTAAGGGCCTGTTCGGCGGCGGCAAGGTTGACGCGGCGAGGATGCAGGCTGAGGCGGAGGCGCGCGCGGAAGCCCGTGCCAAGCGCGAACGCGAGGAGGCGGCGCTGAAGGCCGACGAGGCCGCCAGGGCCAAGATGCGGGCGCAGCAGGGCCGCAAGAGCACTCTGCTGACCGATGAGCGCACGCAGCTGAACGTCAGGAGCCTCCTCGGTTGAACACGGCTCTTATTCCTCCGTCCGGCAACCCCCGCGCGCGGGTGATCGCGCAGCGCTACGGGGCGGCTAAGGCCCACCGCGTAGAGCGGGAGGGGCTGTGGAAGGAGTTGCAGCACGTCATCCAGCCGACGGCGCTCTCCTACACGGAGAACCAGGCGTCGGCGGATGCTCGGGAGCGCAGGCTGCTCGACAGCACGGGCGCGCAGGCGCTCGAGCTTTTTGGCTCATTTCTGCTTTCTGAAGTGTTCATGGCAGGCACGGCGGATGCGGCGTTCCGCTTCGTCCCTGCCAAGCCGAATGGGCGGCCCATTGACCCGTCTAGAATGCCTATCGCGCTTATGGAATGGATGCAGGAGGCGGCGTTTGCCGTCACGGCTAGCCTCTACAGCGGGGCGAGGTCGGCCGTGCCTGCTTTGCACGCCATGTGCCTTGATCTTGGGCTCTACGGCTCGGGGTGCATTGGGGTTTGGAAGAGCAAGAGGGGCCCTGCCCACGCGCCGATTAACTACCGGCATTACTCCGTCTGGCAGGTAGCCGCTGATATGGCGGATGGCCACCCTATGGCGATCTACATCCAGGACAAAATGTCGAAACGGGCCGCGATGGCCCGCTGGCCGGAGAAAGCGCACTTGTTCGCCAATGCCGACGACGGCAGTCTCGATGCGGTCGAGATGATTTACGCCTGCGTCTCTGCCGAGGACCCCGATCTTGAGCACATGGTCGGGGAGGGAGTCAGGGCGCTTGGGAAGCCGTGGTATGGCGTGTGGGTCTATGGTCAGCACGTCGTCGAGGAGATGGGCTATAACAGGCAGCCCGTGATCTTCGCGCCCTGGTATTCTGTTGACAACACCGCCTGGGGCCGCTCCCCCGCGATGACTGCGCTTGGCGATGTGTTTATGGTGCAGAACTTGTCGGAGGTTACGCTTCGCGGGGCGGAGAAGCTGGTCGACCCGCCCATGCAGGTGCGCGACGGCGCGCTTATGTCGCCCCTGCGGCTCTACCCGGGCGGCATCACCTACACGGACACGGTGGACAACGCGCTGTCGCCGATGCTGCCGGCCGGGGCGAGCCGCATCGAGGTCGGAGCGGAGCTTCTGCGGGACCGCCAGGCACGCATCGAGCGGGCGTTCTTCGTGCCGCTGTTCCAGAGCAGCACCCCGCCGGGTGGGTCCAAGCAGCCGCGCACCGCCTATGAGGTCGCCATCGACAAGGACGAGCGGAACCGCGCCGTTGCGCCGATGGTCCTCCGGCTCATGGGCCTTGTCCTTGAGCCCCTCGTCCAGCGGGTCCTGGATCTTCTGATTGAGGCCAGGATCGTGCCCCGGCCGCCAATCGAAGAGGGGGTCCAACTTCTCATCGTGTCCAACTCTCCACTGGTGATCGCACTGCAACAGACCAGGATGGCGGGGTTGGAGCGGTTCATTCAGGGCATCTCTCTGCTTGCCCAGGCGACGAGCAACCTTGAGGTGCTTGACCGGCTCGACGGAGATGCGGCGGCCAAGATCATGCACGCGGCGATGAACGCTCCGGCCAAGGTCCTGCGGGATGATGCAACTGTCGCGGCTATCCGCCAGCGGCGCATCGAGCAGCAGCAGGCGATGGCAGCGGCGGAAACGGCGGCGGTTAACGCGAAGGCGGCTGCGGACATATTGACGGCCGCAAACAAAGCGGGCATCATCGGCACATGACACAGCACCCCTCGATGAGCGAAGCGATCATCGCCGTTCGCCGGCTGGCAACGTCGCCGGACTGGCAGACGTTCGTGGACTATCTCGTCGGCCGCTTCGGGTTCCAGAGGCGCACTACCTTTGTGCCTGAAAACAGCCACGAGACGGCGTTCAACGAGGGCCATCGCGCCCTGACGCAGCACATCCTGCTTCTGGCCTCGGCTTTGATCGAGGAGGAGCAGATGTCGCGTTCACCTACAGGAGCACACAATGAGTGATGAAGTTTCTTTTGCCGGCGATGCCGGTGGAGCCGACGTTGCCCTGCCCGCAAGTGGCGGAGCACCTCCGCCTGGCCAGGCTGTTGCCGACGCCAAGGCCGGTGAACAGCAGCCCGCCAAGTCCCCCGGCAGCTGGATCGAGGACATCTCCGACGACAGCCTGCGCAGGCGGCTCACCAAGTTCGCCGGCAAGCCCGTCGCCGAGCTCGCCAAGGCTTACGCGGAGGCCGAGGCGCTGATCGGCAGCGATCCGGCGTCGCTTGTCAAGATCGATGAGAACGTCCGCAAGGACCCGACCGGGCTTCTGCGCAAGCTCGGTGCGCCCGAGACGGCTGAGGGCTACAAGTTTGAGTTCTCCGACCTGCCTGAGCACCTCCGAGCGGAGGAGGACATCAAGACGTTCGCCGAGCTCGCGGCGCGGCATGGGCTCCTCCCGCAGCAGGCGGAGTCGCTCTACAAGGCTACGGCGCAGCTTGCC